TGGGCTGCAGGGCCGACAGGAGCGAGGCGTCAGCGGTCTGCCCGTCCGCGCCCAGGTAGAGCTCGGAGGCAACCATGACGTACTCGCGGTCGACCTTATCCAGGTCGGTCGGGTCGATGATGACGGCCCCGAACATGCCGTTTGCGATGTGCATCGACATGGGCGCGGTCGAGCAGTGGTAGAGCCAGATGCCCGCGTTCTTGGCGACGAAGGTGTACTCGAGCGTCTGCCCGGGCTCGATCGAGCGCATGACGTTGTCGGGGGCGACGAGGCCCGCGTGGAAGTCCAGCGAGTGGCTCATCGTCCCGTTGTTGACGAGCGTGATATGGAAGGTGTCGCCGATGTGTCCGCGCAGGATCGGGCCGGGAGCGTCCCCGTTGAAGGTCCACGACTCGCGCGTCAGTGAGCTCGTCACGTTGACGGTCTGCTCGGTGACCGTGAAGGTGTAGTGGCGCTCGGTCTCGTTCGTGGCGGGCGGCAGCACAGGGTCTCGTGCGTCGATGATCGCCGCGTAGTCCGTCAGGGCCGTCGGGGTGGCGGGACCGGCGGCGGCGTGGCGTCGGTGGCCATCGTCTCGATGATCTCGGCAGACCACCTGCCCGTAGTCTCCCGCGTAACCGCTCTCACGCTGAAGGCGTACTGCCTGCCCGGGATCAGCTCCGCGACCTCGGCAGTCGTTCCGGTGGACGTACTCATGCGCCCGGCCTTGTAGGGGACCTCACGGATCGAGATGTCGTAGCCGGTGACGTCCACGGCCACGCCGAGGGTATCCGTCGTCACCGCCTGCCACTGGAGAGTGGCGACGGCCTCGGCGTCACCTCGAGCGCCGATGACGGCGGCCGAGGACACTATGAGGCCCTGCGGCGGGACCGGGGCGTACTTGCTCTGAGGAGTCTCCGGACGGGGGTTCTTCCCGTCGGAGTTGACGGCTCCCAGCACGCCCTTCTGGCGCTTGGCCAGGCGCGACAGGACGTCGTCGAGCATGGTCCCGAAGGTCGTGTGCCCCAGGCAGCGCCCGTTCTCAGTCACCGAGATTGAAATCTGAGTGACGCGCATCTTCTCCAGGCCCTTGCCGCGCTCGACCTGAATCCAGTCGCCCAGCCCGTAGTCCTCGAAGGGCAGCCACTGGAGATCGTCTGCCTCCCACTCGCGTTTCACCTCCGCCGCCGGCGTGGCGCCAGTCTTGAGGGTCAGGTCCGCCACGCGACGAGCCGTAGCCTCCAGCTCGACGCCGCCGGCGCTGACGACCTTCTCGGTGCGAGGCATCCCCGCAGGGGCCTCCGGGTTGGGGAAGGTCCACGTACGTCCGCCGTCGCCCTTCACGAGGACGTGGGTGCACAGCTGGGACCAGTCCAGCTTCTCAGGGGCCGAGGACGTCCCGGCGCCCAGGCGCCACACGACGGCACTGTTCTCGCGCTTCAGAGCGGAGTCGGCGTTGTAGACCTGGAGCGTGCGCCCGCGCCACCGGTAGTCGATCATGCCCATGTTCGTGAGCGTGTCGAGGATCGACTTGATGGAGACCGATGGGTCGAAGGCGATGGTTGTCTGGAACGCCCAGCCCTGCCCGGCCGAGTCGGTAGAGGTGCTGACGTCGAGCGTCAGCCCGGCCCCCCAGCCGCGCTTGACGGCGGCGTCCCACACGGTGCGCAGAATCTCTCCGGCGTTGCGGGAGTTGAACTTGTACTTGCCGTCCTTGTCCATGGCCGCGAACGGGACGTTCCACACGAGGGCGCCCTCCAGGCGGTGACCGATGTGGATGAGGTCGGCGCGGCGGTGCTCGGTGCCGTCGTCCACGAGGTTCCACTCCGAGGACAGGTTGACGAAGCGGGCGTTGTACGGCTCGTGCCAGGTCTGGCCGTCGTAGCAGAGCTCGACGGCGATCTCCACGGAGGAGTCCAGCAGACCGCCCCGCACGCCTTGGTCACCGTTTGGGTACGACAGGGTGAGCGACGGGGTGGCCTGCCGCGGGCAGGTGAACGTGCCGGCCAGGGCGTCGGGTAGGACCCCGAGCCGGGCGCCTGCCTGCTCGTAGGCGACGTAGCGCATGGCCATGCCGCGCGCGTACTGAGGATCGCGGGGCATCAGTAGGCCATCCTTCCGCGGAAGCGGCCGGCCGTCCCGGTCAGTGTCATCGAGATTCGCCCGTCAGCGTTGGGAGTGGCCCGGAAGCCTCCCGGGCTCATGGAAATCTCGCCATCGGCCGGGCGGGCCTCAGGCTTGACCTCCCATTCCTGGGACGGGTTCTTCCAGGCCCGGTAGCGGGCGATGTCGACCAGCAGCCGCTCCCCGCCGTTCAGGGTTCCGGTGAAGGTGAACGAGGTACCTGAGACGTTGTCCTTGACGGTGCAGGTCTGCGCGGTCGGCTCCAGGAGGAGCTTCCCGTCTGAGATGGGCATGGTGCATCCGTCGAACTTCGACATGTCGTCCAGGCGGGCCACGAGATCACTGGTACCTCGCCACAGGCCTGAGACGATCTCGTAGGTGATCGTGAACGAGATCGTCTCCGAGTGCGGGTCGAAGATCGGCTCGACGGAGGACGACGGGCGCACCAGCGCCTCCCTCACGGGGGAGCCTTGAGTAGTGTACTGGAGGGTCTGGAGACGGCCGAAGGCGTACAGGCGGCGCAGGAGGTCCTGATAGTTCTGCTCCAGGCGGGCCAGGCCGCCCTTGCAGCGGTTCCCGTTCCGGCCGTCCTCCCAGGAGAACACGGTGAACTTCAAGGCGACGGTGGCGGACTTGAGCACGCTCGGCGCGATGGGGAGCACTCCGAACCGACCCGGGATGCTGACGGAGGCGTTCCAAGGCTCGCCGCGGGTCGACAGAGTCGTCCCCTCGGCGAGCACCCAGCGCCCCATCGGGTCATCGAGGTCGGCCCCGTCCAGTGAGTAGATAGCCATGGGTGGGTGACCCTCCTCAGATGATCGCGGCCAGTCGCAGCCCCTCGGCTACCTCGTCTCGAGTCTTCGAGTCCGGCTTGGCCTGCGGATAGTTGTTGGTGATGTTGATTGTAGCGCCTGATCGGCTTCCCTTATCAAACGATCCGGTGGACTCCGGGGCCGGGTTCGGGCGCCCGGTTGAGGCGCGCGCCGGGAGCGGCTGCACGTTTGCGCTCAGACCGATCGTGGCGGGCTTGGACAGGTCCTCGGTCAGGCCCTGTAGCGAGGAGCGCACGGCCCCGTACTGGCTCTCCAGGCCCTTGATGAGGCCCTGCATGATGAGCTCACCTGCAGGCGTGAGCAGGACCTTGTCGACGGGGGCCGGGCCCTTCCAGGACGGGAGCATGTCGGTCAGCGAGGACAGCTTGTTCTTCACCGAGGAGAACATCGAAGAGATGCCGTCAAGGAGGCCCTTGATGATGCTGACACCGGCGTCCCACAGCCACGATGCAGCACCAGAGAACACGTTCTTGATGCTGGTGGGGATATTGCGGACCGTGTTCAGCATGCTGCTGATCCAGCTGGAGACCGTGCTCACGATCCCACTCCACATGGAAGATGTGATGCTGGTGACGTATGACCAGCCGCTGCTGATGAGGTTGCGGACCCAGTTGATGGCACTAGAGACGGTGGAGGTGATCGAGTTCCACACGTCATTGATGGTGTTCCACACAGAGTGCCAGGCCGTGGAGGCCAGCGACATGATCTGGCTGCCGAAGATGCCGAACTGGCCCTTGATGATGTTCCAGATACCTTCGCCGATGGTCTTGATGCCGTTCCAGGCCCCAGACCAGTCGCCCTTGATGACAGCGAGGACGGTCTCGATGATGCCCTTGATGACCTGGATCGCTCCAGTCACGGTGGACATGATTCCGTTCCACGACGCCATCACCAGGGGCATGAGCCACTGCATGACCTGCCCCACCAGCTGGATCGCGGGGATGAGGGCCGACGCTAGGGTCTGCACCAGTGTGACGATCGGCGGCAGAATCTGCGGCAGATACTCTGAGATGATCGGAGCCAGCTGGGCGATGATCTCCGAGATCACCGGGATCAGGGCTTGGATCACCGGCAGTAGCGCGGCGGACAGCTGCTCGATGATCGGCGTGAGGATCGGGACCAGCTGCTGGAAGACCGGGGCCAGGCCCTCGACCAGCTGGGCGACGAGCGGGGCGATGGCGGCGAGAAGCGAGCCGGCCACGGTAGCGATGGCGCCGAACGCCTGGCCTAGCGCCGGCATGGCCGGGGCCAGGGCCTGCACGGCCGTCAGGACGCCCTGGAAGAACGCCGTCAGCCCGCCCTGGAAGGCGGGGTCCTGGAGGGCGGCGGAGATGCCCTTGAGCCCGGTCTCGATGATCTGCCCGACCAGGGGCAGGATCGTGGAAAGGGTCGGGGCGAGGGAGGTGAACGCCTGACCCAGGGAGCCGACTCCGGCGAAGGCGTGGGAGGCGGCGTCCCCCATCGCGCTGAAGATCGTAGACAGGGTGCCCTGCCACAGCGGCCCGTTGACGGCCTTGTTGGCGCTGTCGAGGGCTGTAGCGATGGAGTCGATGGGCGCCGAGCCGGAGGCCATGGCCTTGAAGACTCCTCCCAGGATGCCTCCCAGGTCGAAGACGATGTCCTTCAGGGTGCCGAATGTCTTGGCCGCGGCCTGGATGGCCTGATCCATCTCTCCCGAGGCGGTTTTGGCCTGCACCCACGCCTGGAAGGAGTAGGCGACCCCGTTGGCCCACGACGCTATCGACGGCAGGTACTTCGCGCCAACCTCGCCCAGGCTGAGCAGGGCGTCGGTGAACGCCCCGGCGCCGTCGCCACCGATGTCCATAGCCTCGGCCAGGTAGCCGAGCGACGCCTGGAATCCGGGAATGTGATCCTGCGCGGCGGACGCGACGGCCGACGTCATGGAGCCCATGGCTGAGGCCACGTCCGAGATGGCCGGCGTCAGGGCCTCCAGGCCGTTGGTAATGAGGGACCGGACCGATCCCTCGGCCTCGCCCCAGAACGACGTCGAGATGGAGTCCTGAAGAGCCTCGAAGGACGGCCCCAGGTCCTCGAGCACCGTGGAGGCGTCGGACATGGCGGCCGCGAAGATGCCGATCCCGGCCGCGGCCGCGCCCAGGATGCCCGGCATGGCGAGCAGGGCTGGCAGCGTGTGGGCGAGGCTGACGCCGAACTGGGCCACGGTCCCGAGACCGGCCCCGGCGATGGAGGTCAGGCCGAGGATCGCGGTCCCGGCCCCGGCCGCCTTGACCGCAAAGGTGTCCAGGTTTGTGAACAGCTCGTTGAGCGAGTTCTTCAGGTTGCCGAAGATGTTCCCGCCGCCGAGGGCCTTGAGCTGCGCAGCCACCTTCGCCAAGGACGCCTTGGCGAGGCGGGCGTGGATGTCTACGAAGTACGGCTTCTTGGTCAGCCGGGCCAGGTCTAAACGGGCCTTGCCGTCGTCCAGGTCGGCGTTGACGGTCGCCTTGCCGTCGAGCTTGTTGAGCTCGTGCTTCAGCTTTTTCTTGGAGGCCTCGGACAGGTGGGCGTGGGCCTCGATGTCTCCGCCCAGCTTCTTCAGCTCCGCCTGAAGCTTCTTTCGGGAGGCGTCGTCCAGCTCTGCGTCAGCCTTGATCTTGGCGTCGAGGCCGGCGATCTGCTCCTTGAGCTTGCGCTGAGCCGCCTTCTCCAGCGAGACGTCCACGCGGACGTCCGACTTGATGTTGGCGATGCGCTCCTTGATCTCGGCGACGTCCTTGCCGTCGATCTCGATCTTGGCATCGATGGCGGCCTCGGTCTTGCGAATCGCCTCGAGGGCCTTCTTCCGGGACTTCTCGTCGAGGTCCACGCGAGCCTTGATCGCGGCCTTCATCTCGTCTAGCTCGCGGCCGATCTTGGCCACGGCGTTGTCGTCCAGGACTGGCCTGACCGGCGTGCGCCACTCGGCCTGGCGGAGCTTCTGCTTGATCTCCTCCAGGTCGCGCTTGGAGATACCGACGTCGGGGGACGCCTTCGTCTGTGCGATGGCCGTCTCGATGCGGCGCAGGTCCTTCGGGTCGATCTTGGCGTTGACCTGGAGCACGAGGCCGTCGAGCGCGTCCTTGACGGAGTCGCGCATCTCGCGCGCCCACTTCTCTGCGGCGCGCTCGATTCGCTTGCCGATCTTCTTGAGGCTCTTCTCGATGCCTCGCTCAGCGTCGCCTCGGAAGTCGCGCGCGTCAGCGCCGACCTCTACGACGACCTCGCCGATCTTGTCTGCCACGGGCTATCCTCCCCGCTCGTACGTCGAGCGGGCGGCATCGCGGCCCGACTCCTGTCTGAGGCCATGATACCGCCCGCATAGGCGTGTCCTATAGGTGCTGTCACATCCCGAGGGCCGACTTAAGGGACCCGAAGCCCGACGACTCGTTGCCCGAGTACCACGGGCTGCGCGGGTTGGTGACCACGACGCCCTTGGGCGGTAGCCACAGATCCCTCTTCAGCTTCTCGGTAGCGCCCGCGTCCTCGGCGTTGCGGGTGAGAATCCACCACATGACGTGGCAGAATCGGTTCAGGGGCAGGGTTTCCAGGTCGATCCCGTGCCCGAGGCAGAACCCGTCGATGTAGTCCCACTCCGCGTGTGCCGAGGCCAGGAGGCGCTGGATCACGTAGGGGGGTTCTCCCCGGCCTCCTCCATGACCGCCGAGATTAGCTCGGTCAGGTCAGGGATATCGAGGTCGTCGGCGGGGTTCTTCAGTCGCTTGACGACCTCGGCGCCAGTCTCCTTGCCGAAGAGGACGTGGCACCACTTGGCCAGGCCCTCGATGATCTTCTCCGAGTCCTCGTCGGCGTCCTTGAGCGCCTGGGACAGGAAGATGGCGACGGCGGCCTTCGGGGGGCGGACCTTGTACTCGGTACCGACCAGCTCAACGGTGATGGACTTCCGGGTCTTGCCGGGGATCGTGATAGTAGCCATGAGGCGATTCTAATGGAAGTCAGAGGGCTTGATAAGCCGGACCGCGTCCCGAACGAAGTGGGCGCCCTTAATGCCCTTGACCCACTTCGCGAAGACGGTCTGGCTGGACCTCTTCGGGGTGAAGACCATGCGCTGCGCCTTGACCGGGCCGTGGGCACGGGTGCCCTTCTCCTGGTAGGCGGCGTAAGGCGTGCGAGCCCCAATCTCGAAGGTCGGGTTCAGCGGGTGCTTACCGAAAACGCGCTCAATGGTGACGGAGTTCACCATCCGGCCGGAGTTCACGCGTCCCTTGGCCCGGATGTTGCGCTGGATGCGCCCTTGCGTGCGCTTGGACGCCTTCAGGGCGGCCTGCTTTGTGATCTGGGCCACCTTATCCTCACTGATGGGGCCCCTGAATCGTACTCTTACGTGAACCATGTCACACTTTTCTAATCAAACAATTTCATGGGCAGCCGAGCCGGACCGTGAAGGTCCACTCGCCGGCCACACAGCCGCCGTCGGGACCCACAGGGGCCCACGCCATGTCGTCGGCGTTCGTGGACGACGTGAGGAACTTCCCTAGATCCGCCATGTCCTGGTTCAGGACGGCCGCGTCGGCCGTCAGGTCGTAAGGGCGCGGCCCCCGCCCCCCCCGCCCCCTCACCCCCCCCCACCGCGCCCCCCCCCCCCGGCGCGGCCGCCGGCGCG